GTGGTTCACCAACATCTGGTGCTAGTAAAACTGGTGCTATTGATTTTTCAAGTTTAACAGATAATGGTTTTTGGTTTCCTTTAATTTCAGATGCTTCTGGAACGCAAACAATGACTTATCAATGTAATTTCGGCAATGGTTACTTCGGAACAACAGCAGTATCTAGTGCAGGAACTAACGCAAGTGGAAATGGAATATTTGAATATGATGTACCAACAGGCTATACTGCTTTATCAACAAAAGGATTAAATTTATAATGGCATACACAGGAATTAATAAATCTTCAGATTATTTTAATACTAAACTTTATACTGGTAATAATTCAGCAGGTCATGCAATTACAGGAGTTGGATTTCAACCAGATTGGACATGGATAAAATCTACAGATGGTACTTATAATCAGCACACTTTTGATGCAGTTAGAGGTGTAACAAAAAGTATTACTACAAATGAAAATGCAGCCGAAACTACTATATCTGGTCTTACTGCTTTTGGAACAGATGGTTTTACTTTAGGTTCAAATGCACAATGTAATAGTGGTGGTCCATTCGTATCATGGAACTGGAAAGCAAATGGTGCAGGTTCAGCTAATACAGATGGTTCTATAAGTTCTACAGTTTCAGCTAATACTACAAGTGGATTTAGTATTGTTTCTTATACAGGAAATGCTGTAGCAGGTGCAACTATAGGTCATGGACTAGGTGTTGTTCCTAAAATGATAATAACTAAAAAATTAAATGGTTCTCCTAATTGGGGAGTTTATCATGCAGGTTTAGGTAATGCTTCGAAATATTTAGAATTAAATTTAACTTCTGCAGAACAAACTGATAGTGCAGTTTGGGATGGTGCTAATCCAACTGCTTCTTTATTTTATGTAGGTAGTGATAATAAAACAAATGGTAGTGGTGGAAATTACATAGCCTACTGCTTCGCAGATGTAACTGGTTATAGCAAGTTTGGTTCTTATGTTGGTAATGGAAGTACAGATGGAACATTTGTTTATACAGGATTTAAACCTGCTTGGATTATGTATAAAAATTCTGGTTATACTGGAGCATGGATAATGTATGATAATAAAAGAGACCCATATAATTTAATAGATACAAGATTAGAAGCACAAGGTGACTTTGCAGAATCTACTTCATCAAGTAAATCTTTAGATTTTTTAAGTAATGGTTTTAAAATGAGAGGTGTAGATAATGCACAAAGTAACTGGGATGGAAACACATACATCTTCATGGCATTTTCAGAAGCACCCCTAGTAGGTTCAAACAATGTACCATGTACAGCAAGGTAATATAAAATTATGGCAATAATAAAAATTAAAAACCCAGCAATAGATTTAGATGCAGCAGAGATTCCTAATATTGATGCTAGTAAAATTACTACTGGTTCTTTAGGTGCAGATAGAATACCTTCATTAGCTGCAAGTAAAATTGGAAGTGGTACTTTTGATGATGCAAGAATAGCAGCATCTAATGTATCTCAACACGCAACATCTTTTGACGATAATAAAATTGTTAATGATATTTCTACTTTAGCTATTAGACAAGCATCTAACGAAAACAAAGGTGCTTACAATACTAACTCAATGTATGTTGATGTATTCCAAGATGATACTGGAATTGCGTCAAACACTAATGCACCGAGAAATGCTAGTGAATATGTTTCTTCTATAGGTTCAGTTACCGACACTTCTGTAAAAGGATTATGGACAACACAAATAGATAATGCAACTCAAACTGTTTATGACGCAAATATAGTTGATGCAACTGGAACTCTTTATTTAGCTACTGATACAGCAGGTGGCTCTTTACAAACTGGGAGAGTATCTGGACAAAAAGCTATAAGAACAGCAGGTTGGAGTACAGATGTTTCTGGTAATGGATTTTTTATTAGAGAACAATCTGGACAAACTTCTGATTTAGGTTTTGGAACAGGTGCATTTACAATCGAAATGTTTGTTAAATTAGTAGACAGTTCTTATTCAGATAATGTTCATCAATATGTTTATGATTTCAATAATGGTAGTAATAACAGAGTTTCAATGGCTGCTTATGGTGGTAGTTCAGTTGCATCAAATGCTTACAATGGTAATTTATTTGGTACAGATGGTACTTATGATTGGGATACTAATTTTGGAGTAGGTAATTGGAGACATATTGCAACTTCAAGAGATGGCTCTGGAAATGTAGCACATTGGATTAATGGTAGTCGAGTTAAATTAGAAACTGGAAAAACAGCTAACATGACTATGACTGACAGTAATGAACTTGGTATTGGACATAGATATAATGGAGCAAATTCTTCACATTTAGATATTACAGATATTAGACTTTCAAATGTTGCAAGATACACGCCAACATCAAGTAGTATTACAGTTCCAACTACAAGATTTACTGCAACAACTGAAACAATAATTGCAACTGGAAACTTTATATCCAATGCAATCACAGCTCCATCTTCAGTATCTAGTATGGGAGCAATAGTTACTTATCAAGATGCATCTGGAACAAACACTTTAAATACAGATATTGTTTTACAATTATCAGCAGACAATGGTTCTAATTTTGCAACAGCTACAATGACAGCTATGCCTAACTTTGCTTCTGGAATTAAAATGGCAAAAGTAAATGACTTGTCTGTTACAGCAGGAACACAATTAAAATATAAAATATCTTTTGCTAATCAATCTGGCTCTAAAGAAGCTAGAATAAGAGGAGTATCATTACAATATTAATATGGCTTATATCGGACAAAACTTAGATAGATTTAGTAGTGTTGAAAAACTAGATGCTATAACACCAGCTACTGCAACAGGTGCTGGTCCTTATAATTTATTAAAAGGTGGTGTAGCATTTACACCATCTTCAGCAGATACAATGGTAGTATCTATTGATGGAGTTATTCAGTATGGTAACTTTTCAGTAAGTGGTTCTACAATTACATTTGATGCAGCTCTATCAGATTCAAATACTTGTGATTTTATTTATCACATGGGTACAGGTTTTATTTCAACTCCTGTTGACAATTCAGTTTCAACTGTTAAAATAGTAGATAGTAGTGTTACTAATGCAAAATTAGCAGGTTCTATTGCTAATGATAAATTATCTAATTCATCAATTACAATAAATGGTTCAGCAGTTTCATTAGGTGGAAGTGTAACAGTAGGAGAAACAAAACCTACTATAAGTTCTATCTCTCCATCAGTTATAGAAAATACACAAACAGCAGTTACAATAACAGGAACAAATTTTATATCAGTACCTCAAGTAGAAGCAATTAATTCTACAGGTGCTATTGTTGCAGCAGATAGTATTACATTTACAAGTGCTACTCAAATAGTTGCAACATTTACTTTACCAGTAGATGGTACATATTTTTTAAGAGTAGAGAACAATGATGGTAATGCAGTAAGAAGTAGTTCAGCTTTACTAACAGTATCAGATGCTCCAGCTTGGACAACAGCAGCAGGTTCTATTTATACTGGTGGGTCAACTGTAAGTACAATTACTTTATCAGCAACTGGTGCTACATCATTTGCAGTAACAACAGGTGCAATACCAACAGGATTAACATTTACATCTGGTACAGGAAGTTGTACAATTGCAGGAACACAAACAGAATTTTCAGCAGCAGCTACAAAGAATTTTAGTATAACAGCAACAGATGCCGAAGGACAAACAGCAGTCAGAGCTTTTAGTATGAGCTTTGTTTTTGAGATGTCAGGCTCAGGAGGATTTAATTAATGGCTAGTACATATTTAACAAGAACAGAAGCAAATTTTGGAACAGCAACAAATAGAAAAAAATGCACAATTTCTTTTTGGCTAAAAAAATCGCTTCTTACTTCTCAACAAGCAGTAATGGGTGTAGAAACAACTCCAGCAGGTGGTTCTAATGAAGCAAGAATTGTTTTAAAAAGTGATGATACTTTTGAGTTTTATGATTATCAAAGTGGTTATACATTTAGATATAAAACTAATAGATTATTAAGAGATACATCAGCTTACTACCACATTGTTTTAACAGTTGATACTACACAATCAACAACATCAGACAGAGTAAAAATTTATATTAATGGTGTTCAAGAAACATCATTTAGCATAGGAACTCATCCAAATCAAAATTTAGATACTTTTTTAAATTCAGGTGCTTATGTGCAAATTGGCAGACAATCTACTGGTAACAGTTATTTTGATGGATTAATTTCACATTTTCATTTTATAGATGGTACAGCTTATGATGCTTCAGCATTTGGAGAAACAGATACTACTACAGGTGAATGGAAAGCTAAGACAAGTCCTTCAGTTAATTATGGAACTAATGGATTCTTTATTCTTAAAGATGGTAATGGTATTACTGACCAATCAGGTGAAGGTAATGACTTTACATTAGGTGGTGGTACTCTTACAGATTTAAAAGATAATCCTGATAATACTTTTGCTACATTAAATCCTTTAGATAAAGGGTTAACTTCTACAAGTTTTAATTTATCAAATGGAAATTTAACTATGGGAAATGCCGCTAATACTAATGATTATGGATTGAGAGGAACTTTAGGTGCATCATCTGGAAAATATTATTGGGAAATTAAAGCAGTAAATGGTGGTGAGGTTTTAGGTATTACAAAAAGTGATACAACATTAACAATAAATAATATGAGTGGTTCTCCAGATGCAGGTTTTTGGGGTTGGCAATCTAATGGTACAGGTGCTTCCATCAATTCTTATAATAATGGAACATTTAGTAATTCTAATGCCTTACAAGGTTATGCAAGTAATTCTATAATTGGTGTTGCTTTAGATATGGATAATGGAAAATTATATATGTCTATTGATGGAGTTTGGAAAGATGCAGATAATAATACTTCTGACCCTGCTAATCAAACAAATCCTTTTTATACGACAATACCTACAGATGGAACATTTATAATGCCATATACAGAACATAGAAGTAGTGGTGACCCTGCTAGTCATTGGAACTTCGGCAATGGCTACTTTGGAACTACAGCAGTATCTAGTGCTGGTACAAATGCTAGTGACAATGGAATATTTGAGTATGATGTGCCTACAGGTTACACAGCTCTTAGTACGAAAGGACTTAACTTATAATGGCATACACAACAATTAATAAATCATCAGATTATTTTAATACTATTACTTATACAGGTAATGGTTCAACACAATCTATTACAGGTGTAGGATTTCAACCTGATTGGATTTGGAATAAAACAAGAAGTTCAACAGGTAATCATGTTACTTTTGATGCAGTAAGAGGAACATTGAAAAGATTAAAAGTATCTACAACAGATGCAGAAACAAATTCATCTTCAGTTACTTCTTTTGATAATGATGGTTATACATTAGCAGGAGAACAAAATACTAATGGAGTTACTTACGCATCATGGAACTGGTTAGGTGCAAATGGAACTACAGCTAATACAGATGGTTCTATAAGTTCTACAGTTTCAGCTAATACTACAAGTGGATTTAGTATTGTTAAATTTACTGCATCAGGAAGTGGCGATGAAACTGTCGGTCATGGGTTGGGAGTAAAACCTAAAATGGTTATAACTAAATCAACAAGTACAACTAATCCATGGAATACTTACAATGAAAATTTAAACTCATCTGCACCAGAAGATTATTATGTAGCTTTAAATTCAACAAATGGTTCATCTAATGATAGTCCAGGTGTATTTGGTGCTGGAATGACTTCATCTACTATTGGAGTAGGAGTTGGAATTGGTTTTACCTCTGGCGAAGATTACATAGCTTACTGCTTCGCAGAGAAAAAAGGATTTAGCAAGTTTGGTTCTTATACTGGTAATGGAAGTGCTGATGGTAGTTTTATTTACACAGGATTTAAACCTGCTTTTGTTATTCAAAAAAATACAAGTGCTACACAAGGTTGGCAACTACAAGACAACAAAAGATTAGGTTACAATCCAAATAACTATTTACTACAACCACATGATTCTGCTGCTGAAAGTGCTTTACAAAGAATAGACCTACTTTCAAATGGATTTAAAGTCAGAACTACAGATGCAGGTCAAAATGCTAGTGGTAATAATTACATCTACATGACATTTGCAGAAGCACCCCTAGTTGGAACTAATGGTGTTACAGCTAAAGCAAGATAATGGCTAAGAAGTTTAAAGATTTTGTAGCACATGAAAGAATACAAAAAGGAAGTTCACAAGGTAAAAAACCAAACACAAGTACTATGAATAAACATAAACGAAGACAAACTGGTGTAAAGATTTATAAAGGACAAGGAAGATAATGGCAAAGAAATCAGCTACAGAAGTTAAGATAGATTTTTTAGTAAGAGAAGTTAAAGAACTTCGTTCTGAAACTAAATATCTTAGAGCTGATATTAACAAAGGTAAAGGTGCTATTTGGATACTATTAATTATAGCTAGTATTATAGGTAGTGCATACAATTTTTTTATTAAATAAGGTAGACAATGTTAACAAAAGTAAAACGAATGAGATTAAATAAAATGAGACAGAAGTTTGCTGTTGGTGATGAAGCTAGAAAGTTTGAAAACATTCCTACTGCTTCTCAACCTCAACAACAAAAGTTAGGAACAAGAGAAGAGTTTGCTGATAAATATGTTACTCAACAAATTAAATCTCCTGAATTAGCAAGTGCTGCTACTCAACAATATACTACTCAAGCTGTACAGTCTGATGAATTATTAGCTGGTACAACTATGGCTGCACCTACAGATGTAGGTACACAAACTATTACTGGGTCAACTATTTCTGCTCCTACAACTGGAGTATCTCAACAAGTAGCAACTCCTTCATCTTTAACTGCAGCTCAAATGACAGCTCAAACAGGAGCAGCTCAAGCTGGTACTGCACAAGCTGGAACATTAAGTACTGGGTCTCAAGTAGGTACAGTTACTGGAACTTTATCTGGTACTGCTACAGGTGCTACAGCAGCTCCAACTACTTCAGCTATAGCTCAAGCAGCTCAAGGACAATTATCTTCTGGTGCATTAGCACAAGTTGTAAGTGGTACTGCTGCTACTGTTAATGGACAGACTGCTACATTACCTGCAAATATTCAAGCAGCAGTTGCAAGTAATCCTGCACAAGTTACAGCAACTATTATGCAACAACCTGCTGCAGTACAAGCACAAGTTGCTTCATTGCCTACAGATGCTTTAGTATCTACACAAATTAATACTTTGTTAGATGGTATTGACACAGGACAAATTCCTACATGGGCAAGAGGTGCTGTTGAAAATGTTGAAAAGAATTTAGCTGCTAGAGGTTTAAGTAAATCTTCTATTGGTAGAGATGCATTAGTAAATGCTATTATACAAAATGCTTTACCTATTGCACAATCAAATGCTACTGCGTTACAACAAAGAGCATCACAAAATTTAACTAACGAACAACAAGCTGCTGTACTAACTGCTCAACAAAGTTTTCAATCACAATTAGTTAATGCTGAAAATGATATGAAAGCAAATATGATGAATGGTCAGTTTGCACAAGAGTTAACAAAATTAAATGCTATGAATGAACAACAAGCAATTGTTGCTTCAGCTAATCAACAACAACAAGTAAGACTAGCAAACTTAGCAAACTTACAACAAGCTGGATTAAGTCAAGCACAGTTAACACAGCAAATGTCTTTAGCTAATTTAAATGCTAATCAACAAACATCATTAGCAAATGCACAAACAATTGCAGGTATGGATGTTTTAAATTTAAACAACCAACAACAAACTGCAATATCAAACTCTAATTTATTTAGAACATTTGAATTAAGTAATTTATCTAATACTCAACAAGCTACTATGCAAAATGCTGTACAGTTAGCTACAATGGATATGGCTAATTTATCTAATGCACAACAAAAAGCTGTAGCTAATGCTCAAGCTTTCTTGCAAATGGATATGGCTAACTTAACTAATGCTCAACAGACAGAAGTATTAAATACACAGAATAGACAACAAGCTATGTTATCTGACCAAGCTGCTGCAAATGCTGCTCAACAGTTTAATGCATCAAGTGATAATCAGACACAACAATTTGTTTCATCATTAGCAACAACAATACAATCACAAAATGCTGCAAGAAATGATGCTATGACACAATACAATATTAGTGAAGGAACTAGAATTGAAGCATTGAATCAAGGTAACTCTTTAGAAGCAGAAAGATTACAATCTACATTGAATAGTCAGATAGAACAATTTAATGAACAACTTGATTATAATAGAAATCAATTTAATACACAAAACTCTTTAGCAATTGAACAATCAAATGTACAATGGAGAAGAAATTTAAATACTGCAAATACTGCAGGAGTTAATGCTGTTAATCAAGCTAATGCTATGAATGCATTTAATTTAAGTAATCAAGGTTTATCTTTTATATGGCAAGAAATGAGAGACTCTGCTAAGTGGGAATACGAAGCAGCACAAAATGCACAAGAAAGACAAACTAATTTAGCTATTGCTGCATTAGGAAATGAAGCTGCTTCTGACCAAGGTAGAGCAGACATACTTAAAACTCTTGGTGGTTTTGCTATGGATATTTGGTCTAAGATGCCTTCTAATAAATAGGATTTATAAGTATTGACAATGGTCAATTCTAATGATATAATAGACATAATAAGATTATATAGGGAGTTTCCTAAATATAATTATCTTTCTGATAGAGATATTGCAAAAGCAATAATTCCTTCTTTGTCATTAAATCAGTTTAAAATATTTAGGTATCCAAATACTGATGTTGCTTATGCATTTACTAACTGGGCATATTTAAACAAGACTGTTGAAGAAAGATTTTTACAAACAGGATTACTTGAAAATTTAGATTGGGATAGTGGAGATATTTGTTGGCATATAGAAACAGTAAATACTGCACTAGATAAGATAAAAGAAATTTACAAATATACTGCAACAAGATTAGCAGAAGATATTGGTAAAGATAAATACTGTCATTGGATTAGAATAAATAAATCAGGCAGAGGAATTAAAAGAATAAATAAAATGAAAATAGAAATGGGATTAAGAAAATTTAACTAAGGAAATAATATGGGAAGTGTATCAAGAGTATTTAAAAAAGTAAAACGAGCAGTAACGAGACCTATTAGTAAAGCTTTTAAAGGTGTAGTTAAAGGTATTATGAAAGTTGGTAAAGCAACTATGCGTGGTGTTGCTAAGTTAAATCAAAAACTTGGACCACTAGGTTCTATTGCTATGGCTATTGCTATGCCTTATGCTTTAAGTGGATTAAGTACTGCAACTACTGCAGCTATGAATAGTACAAATACATTTTTAAAAAGTATAGGTACAGTAGGTAATTCTATTAGAACAGGTTATCAAGCTTTTAATGCTGGTGTATCAAAAACTTTTAGTACAATTACAAAATCTATTTCAAAAGGTTTTCAAAGATTTGCTCCTCAAGGAGTTAAAAATATGTTTTCTAATATTTCTACAGGTGCTAAAAATTTATATAACTCAGCTAAAACAACAATGAAAAAATATACACCTAAATTTAAACAAGGGTCTGTTGGACAATCAGAAGTATTTGGTTTAGGTCAAGCTGCTGAAGGACCTATGTTAATGGATAATACTCTTGTTGCTGATAAGATAGCATCTGGACAATTAACAGCAGGACAAGTTAATATGAAAACTTTAAGTGAACCTACAGGATGGTTTACTAAAACAAATACTCTTGGAGTTAAGTCTGATAAAATTGTACAAGATACTTTAAATACAGCATATGAAAAAAGATTAGCAGGATTTGATAAAAATACTTTAAGATATTTTAATGATACTAAAGCTGCTGCATTACAAAAAGGAACTTATTTAAGTGATGACCAAATAGGTTCAATGATTACAGATAGTAGTGCAGCTAAAAATTATAGTAAAGAAGTACTTTCTTATAGTGGTGATATGGATTATACTGGAACAGGTACTGGTAAATATGATATTAAAACTGAAATAGCTGATTTATCTCAAACAGGAGATTATAATTTAGTTCCAGGTTCTGCAGGTGAAAGTGAATTTTATCAATATACAGGAGATAAAACTTTTGCTCAAGACCCTATACCTAAAAAGAAATTTGATAGTAAAGCTGCAGCTTCAAAAATAGCAAAAAGTTTATTAAAACCTTCAGATGGACCAGGTGTTGAAACACCTTTTTATATGGCTAACCAAGATATGACTATGCAAACAAGTTTAGCTAATTATGGTGAGACAGATATTAAAGGTACTGCTGGTGGAGATTTTTTTACCAAAGTTTATGGAGAAGAAGCAGGACAAAAATTAAAAACATATTATAAAAATATGAATTTGTTACATCAAAACTATGCAGGGATTAATTAATTATGGCAGTAAATAAAGCAGGTAACTATACAAAACCTACAATGAGAAAAAAAATATTTCAAAGAATTAAATCACAAGCTTCTCATGGAACAGGAGCTGGGCAATGGAGTGCAAGAAAAGCACAAGCTCTAGCTAAAGCTTATAAGAAAGCAGGTGGAGGATATAAATCATAATGGCACTAGCTAAGTCTCAACAAAGCTTAAAGAATTGGAGTAAGCAAAAATGGAGAACAAAGTCTGGTAAACCTTCTAGTAAAACAGGAGAAAGATATTTACCAAGTGCTGCAATAAAAGCTTTATCAGCTTCTGAGTATGCAAGAACAAGTGCAGCTAAAAGAAAAGGTAAAGCAGCAGGAAAACAATTTGTTAAACAACCAAAGAGTATAGCAAACAAAGTAAGAAAGTATAGAACATAATGGCTGAAAAAATAAAAGAAAATCAATTTGATGAAGTAGGTGTTAATCCTTTTAATGCTCCTATTCCTGGAGAATCATTAACAGCATCACCTGAAACTCCTAGAGCATGGGAAAGACCACCTGAATATACAGACCAAGATGAAGCTATGATGGCTGTATACATGGTGTTAACTGAACAAGATACCCTAAGACAATTAGTAGGTATTATTTCTGAAGGTGTACCTTTAGATGAAATAGCACAAGTACTTTTATACAAAGGATATACTGAAGGAAAATATACACCTGATATGATGTTAATGTTAGCAGAGCCTACAATTTATTTATTAATAGCTATTGCTGATTATGCAGAAATAAAAGATTATGTTTTATATAATGAGGAAGATGAAGACCCAGATACTATGATACCTGAAGATGATGTTACACCAGTTGATATGGATGGCGATGGTGAACCTGATACAGAAACTAGTACTAAACCAATCATTAAACCAGATTCATTAAGTAAAAGTTTATTAGCAAGAGTAGATAATGAATTAGAATCTAAAGTAAAAGAAGCAACAGAAGAAGAGGTAGAGGAGTAATATGGGATTTTTTACAGATGTCGGTAATTTTGCAAAAGGAATGATTGAAAGAGATAGAGAAATTACTAATGAAAATTTAGCTATTAGAGCAGAAGAATTAAAAGCTAATAGAGATTTAATGATTGCAATGAAGAAAGATAAGTATGCTGCTGACATTGCTGAATACAAAAAAGAAAAAGCTAAGTCTAATGAAATTAAACAATTAAACTCTGCTGCTGCTGCAGGTAATATGGATAATTCATCTTATGCTAAACAATTTTTATTACATAGCTTAGGTACAGAAAAATTTAATGCGTTACAAAAAGCTGACCCTGCAGGATTTTTAGATATGGTTGATAATATTGCTAATCAAGCTAAAGCTAATGGAGGTTTAGACTATAAATTTACTATAGATAGAAATAGTCTTGATAATCAATTTGGTACTGATACTAAAATTATTAATAAAGGTTTTTCTAAAGCAATTGAAGATGCTAAAGGTGATAGTTTTTTAATTAATAAAATTCTTAATAAAAAATCTACTATTGATAAAGATGTTAATGCAGATATAGAATCACAATTAAAAGCTGCTAAAGTAGTAACTGAAGAAACAATTGATAGTGATAAAAAAATTATTACATTTGCAGAAGGTACTAAACGATTAAGAGTTCCACCAAAAGAATATCAAACTGAATGGAAAAATCAAAGAGGAACTATTAATTTTGATTTAACAAAAGATAATAATAATACTTTTAAATTTTTAAGTTTAACTGGTAAACTTGGTGGTAATGATGAGATAAGTTATAAGTTTAATAAAACAGACAGTAAAATTGAAGGTATGAATGCACCTGCAACAGAAAATTTACTTGCAATGGAATATATGTTTAATCAAGTAAAAAATTCTGATGACACAATGACATTACATTATAATACTGTTACTAAAAATTTAGGAGATGTAAGTAAAACTTGGAATGCTGATACTGTTTATAATAAAATGTCTACTATTTTAGATGGTAGAGGTGGTAACATTTCAGAATCTGGATTAGATTTACGAACTGACATAAGACTTACAACTTTTGTTCCCTTATCTTTAGTTAACCAAAATAATAAAATGGAATTTGGTAATGGTACATCAATTGATTTTAGTAATAAATCAGATATGAAAGCATTAAGTAATACTATGAATGAATATATTATTGAAAAAGCTAATTTAATGTATTCTCAAAATAAAGATGTTGATGAACAAAATCAAGCTGGAAGAGTTTATGAAAGACTTTATAAAGGTGATGCAACTACTATGAGTGAATTTTTAAATTATGCTGCTGAAAAAAATCCAGAATTATTTAAAGATATAATTACTAGTGCAGAATCTGCAGGAGCAGAAATAGAAAGTACATCTACAGAAGGTACATCTCAAGATAAAACTATACAAGATAATAAAATACCAGAAAAAAAATCTACAATGAAATTTAAAGTTGTAACTCAAGATGGTAAAAATGGTATTACTGCAAATGGAAAATTTAGAAGTTGGGAAGAATTAGAAAATGCAAATTTAATTTCTAAGTTAGATGATGTTACTAAATTAGAATATGATAAATGGAAATCTTCTAAAGAATCATCACAAGTAAAAGGAACAACTTTTGAAGATATACAAGCTAGTACAGATGCTAACACTAAAAAAATAACTGAAGCATTTACTGATAGCGAAGGTAACTTTCAAAAGATGAAAACTAATAAAACTAATATTAGACCATTTAGTAAAGGATAGGAGAAACAATGTCTTCAGAGACTTTAACTAATAATGTTTCTTCAGAAAATGAATTAGAAAATTTTTTTAATACTAGCACAGTTAGTACACAAGAAGAAACTAAATCAATTGAACCTCAATCTGATATTCAACTTACTGAAGAACTACCCTCTCAAACACAACCTAAAACTGAACTAGAAAGTTTTTTTAGTTCTGAGCCAATACCTGATTCTAATTCGTTAGAAGGGTTTCTTATGTCTGCAGAAAAACCAGAAATATCTAATCTTGAAAAATTAGAATATGGTTGGGATAAAGAAACTATGGTACTTGGTAATTTATTTAGAATAGGTAAAGCTAAAGTACAAGATTTATTTGATGATGATAAAACATTTAAAGATTTTATTATTGAAAATGAAAAGAAAAGAATAGATGCTTTTGAAAAAGAACATTGGAAGTTTGATGATGAAGCTAAAGATAGTGGTATTGTAACAACAGGTTCAGTACTATCAATGTTGTTAGACCCTTATTATCTAGCTGGATATTTAAATCCTGTTAGTTTAAAAGCTATGACTAATCCTATTAGTGCTGCAACACTTAATGGTTTATTAGTTGGTGGTGATGTTGTTATAGATAACTTAGCAAAAACTGGTGAAATAGATTGGGGTAATGTAGCTGTTAGTTCTGGAGTTGCTGCAGCAGTTGGTGGTGTTATTCCTATAGGTGGTAAAGTATTAAGTAAGTATGCACCTAAATTAATAAAAAGTGAAGTTGAATTAGTTAAAAATTTTATTGATGGTAAACTAGCAAAACAAAACAATCTTACTGTTCCTCAATTAAAAAAAATTCAAAAGGCTGCAAATAATACTGAAGTTAAAAATGCTAGTCAAGAATTAATTAAATGGACTAATAATTTTGTTAGACCTATAGCTGCAGAAACAGCAAAATTTAAATCATTAGAAAAAACATTATTAGATAAAAGAGATTTATTAATTAAGATAAGAAAATTAAAAGGTAGAAAAAAACCTAAAGCAAATGTTCCTGGTATGTTAAAACAAGAACCTTTAGGTAAGCAAATAATAAATATTAGAAACGAAATTATAGATGCTAAGAAAGCTAGTGAAGCTGCAAAGAAAATATTAATAGATAAACAATCTAAAAAATTAGATAAATGGAGTGAGCTAGTTGCTAATAGAAATACAAAAATATTAGAAGCATTAAAAAAAGATGAAACAAAAATTGATTGGGCAGTAAGAAGTTTATTATCTGCAACTGTTAGACCATTAGTAGGTGCTGGTATGGGTGCAACTGGTGGTATTTTATTTGGTGACGAAGAAACTGATTTAATGTATTGGATTGCTGGTGGTGCAATGGCAGGTCAAATGCAAAAAATGATTCAAAGAAGTTCTAAGTTTGGTACTAATTTAGAAAAAGGAAAAGTATTAGGTATTATTGATAGAGAGTGGACACAGCTAACTATGCAAAAAGTTAGAGATTTAATGTCAGGAACAAGTGCATCTAAATTAAATTCATATGGTGGTGCTACAGAAAAAATAAGTAAGATGTTGTTTAGGGAAGTTGATTCTCCTGTTCAAGAAAAATCAGCTATTGCTGTTGCTGAACAAATGCAAAGATATTACTTTAGAAAAATTAATGATATAACTAAAGGATATACTGATGATGAAATAGCTGCTGCTGTTTCTATTAATAGAGGTAAACAACTAACAAAAGATACTCCTAGTAATGTAGAAAAATTATCTAAAGACCTAAGAAGTTATATGGATGAATTTAAAGATTTATATAATAGTTCAGGGTTCTTTTCTAAAAAAGAAATACAAGATTATTTTCCTAGATTATTAAACTACGATGTAATTAAAAAAGATGAGAAAGCTTTCTTAAAAACAGTAGAAGGTATATATAGAAGTTTAAAATATAAAGACCCTAAGAAGGCAGCAGAAAGATATTATCAAGGACATACAGCAGGTGAAGATACTGTTCTTAATGGTAGTGTATTAAAAGAAATACTTGCAGGTAAAGATAAATTAACAAATAGAAATTTTATTAAAACTCCAGTATCAGACCATATAGAAAAAGAAAGAACATTAGTTGGTCCTTATAAATTAGTAGAAGAAGTATTAGAAAAGAAAGGGTATTTAGTAAATGATGCTCGTTCTATATTAAGTAATGTTGTGAATGATTCAGTTAAGTCTATATCTTTTGCTAGACAGTTTGGAACTAATGGAGAATTACTTACTCCTTTAATGCAACAAATAAAAACTAAATATTTAAATTCTAATTTAGCAAAAGAAAAAGCTACAAGTGCTGCTGCTCAAGAAATAAAATTAGTATCTGATAGTATTGATGCATACTTTGATAGATATGGAAAAGCTATGACAGGTGCTGCAAAATCTAGTGCAAGTATATTAGCAACACTAGGTAATTTAAATATGCTAGGTAGAGTTACTATATCATCTTTAGGTGATATTGTTCAACCTTTTCAAAACTCTGCTAATTGGAGAAGTGTTGTTAAAGGATTTAAAGATACAGCATTAACAAATAGAAGAGAAACAGGAGCAGCAAAAGCTTTAAATCAAGATATAGATAATGCTATTGCATCTAGTTTAGAAAGGTCTGCTGGATTTGAAGGTAAAAATATAATGTTAAATGCTGGATGGGTAGGTAAAACTCCTACACAAAAAGTTAATAACATTATGTTTAAAGCATTAGGTTTACAATGGTTGACTGGTTATGCTAGAAGGTTTGCTTATAATACTGCTGTTGCTGATGCACATTATTTATCTAAAACTTTAAGTAAATTAGCATCAAAAGGTAACTTAGAAAAAAGACAAGCAAAACAAATTATATATTTCTTAGAAAATAATTATGGTGTTAAAACTAATCAAGCTTTACAAATAGGTAAGTTTAAAAATTTAGATGATGCACTTAAAGTTAGTAACAATAAAAAAATATTAAATCAAACAGGTGTTATTGGTGCAAACAGAGATGCATTAATACCTCAAGTATCTAATAGATTATTATTTACACAAAGTAATAATCAATGGGTAAGATTAATGGGTCAGTTTTTATCATGGGCTATGGCAAAATCTGCACAAACAAATAAAATTTTAGCACGAATGGAAAATGGTAATGCTAAAACTTTAGTAAAAACTTTAGCTGTATTACCTATTTATTCTGGTGTTCAATCATTAAGAGAAATAGCAAAGTATGGTGAAGTTATAACTGATTACGATGCTAATAATAATAGATGGTGGTCTGAGGGTGCTAGATTATCTGGTATGTTTGGATATTTACCTGAATTAGTTGCAAATAGATTTATTGGTCCAGGTTCTAGAGAGCCTTGGTTTTTATTTCCTCCTGCTGCACAAATTGCATCAGTACCAGTTGAAGCAGGACAAGCTGCATGGAATGGTAATACTGATAGAGCAGTAAGAATTATAAATGAAAGACTATTACCTTTACCTAACTGGAGAAGGAACATTGTAAAAATATTTGGTTCTCCACTTAAAGAATTAAAAACTTCTTCTAGTGGAACTCTTTCTCCTTTTGCAATGGGAGGTGTTGTTAAAAGAAAAAAATTTAGTAATGGAGATGCTGTTGAACAGGCAGCTAAAGAAGTAATATTACCTATAGCAAAACCAGAAAAAACAGATGAAAATAGTTTACCTGTAATGGAATTAAATAATACAATTCCTGAAACAGTTAAAACTAGAATTAAAATAAATGAAAATGATAAATTATTTAAGGATGATACAAGTGAAATAGTTCATGATTCAGTTGAGAAAGGAAATAAAACTATAGGATATGGTCATAAATTAACTGATGATGAAGTTAAAAGTGGAGAAGTATATGGTTATAAAATATCTACCTTAACAAAAGAACAAGCTGAAGATATATTTAATAGAGATTTAGAAGTAGCTAGAGGAGATGTTGATAGTTTAATAGATAAAGATACTACTGACCCTAAAGCTTATGGAGTATTAATAGAAATGGCACATCAAATTGGAGGTACAAAATTACCTAAATTTAAAAAAATGTTAGAAGCTGTTAATAGAAAAGATTATAAAGAAGCAGCAAAGCAAATGCTATTTAACTATGATGATAAAGGTAACAAAATTGGAAAAACTAATTGGAATAAACAAATGGAAAATAGTGGAAGAGCAGAGCAATTAGCTGCTTTAATGTCTAGTATTAATTTTGATAGAATAGAAAAAAATATAGGTGGTATAGTAGGTAAAGCTATAGCAAAAGGACTATCAAAAGCTGCAGTTAAAAGAGGTGATACAGCAATATCAACTACAGTAGGTACATATAAAAAAGTTAATAAAATATTTGATGATGCTAATGTTAAAACTGTACATGATTTTGGTTCTGGTTTAGGTTTAGGTTCAAAAGAATTTACAAATAAAATTGTAACTAATCATGAACCTTTTGTTCCAGTAGAAAAAATTATAAAAGTAAAAGGTAAAGTACCTGATTATAAAACAGCAGATGATGTTATATTTAAAGAAGGATTTGCATCTAAAGATGGTGTTGTTAATGCGAATGTATTAAATGTAATTGAAGACCCTATTGAAAGAGCAAATGTTGTTAGACAAATATCACAATTAATTAGTAATAAAGGTATGGCTGTTATAACAACAAGAGGTAATGAAGTTACTAAAGCAGCCCAATCTTCTAAGAATGCTACACCATTTAATGATGGTTGGATATTTGGTAAGGGAGATAAGAAAACTTTTCAAAAAGGATATAGTCAAAAAGAATTAGAAGAATATATTAAAAGTATCTTAGGCGATAAATTTAAAGTAGAAAAAATTCCTAGTAAATATAAAATAGGAACATCAGGAGTAATTATTAAAAAAATAAAAGGAGATAAATAATATGCCATTTGAAATGATAACAATGCTAGGCTCAACTGTACTCGGAGGATTTATGAGTATATGGTCGCAAAGTATTAAGGCTAAACAAGCAGAACAAAAGATGTTACTGCAAAGAGCAGAGGTGCAAACTGCTGCGTTTAAAGATGCAAGAGAATATGAGAATGTAGGATTCCAATGGACTAGAAGAATTATAGCATTGACTGCTGTATTTGCTATTATAGTATTACCAAAACTATTACCATTGATTGACCCTGAAGCAAATGTAATCGTAGGTTATTTAGAATTTAAACCTGGATTCTTTTTTCTAACTGAGGGTAGAGATGTGTTAAAGTGGGAATATTTATCAGCTAAAGGACTAGTACTTACACCATTAGATACAAACTTAGTATCAGCTATTATTGGTTTGTACTTTGGAGGTTCACTAGTTAAGAAATAATATGATAGATAAATTTTTTTATAAACTATTTTCTTCAGTTGATAATTTATTTTCGTGGTTAGAAACTTATTCAATTAAGTTTACTACATGGTTATGGCACTCAAGAGTAGAATTATTAAGAAAGAAAAGAAAGAAGAAATGATTAAAAATTTTAAAGATATAGTTATATTATTAATAACAACTGGAGTGTTAGTACTTCTTGGTGTTATTATTATTGGTGATTATTGGGTAGCATTAGAAGAGAATAGACCTGTAGATGAAAGTGTAATTACATTAATGAAAATGGCAGTTACAGGATTGATTGGTGTTATCGGTGGATACATAGGGGGTAGTAAATGAGAGACACAAAACTTATAAATTCTTACACAGAAAAAGTAAACAAAGAAAAAAAGAGAATGGAACTGTTTAAAGAGTTAAAGAAAGAAGTAGAGATTGGTGCTAATGGTACTCAGTCTTATATAATAAAAGAAGGTGTTAACAAAGGTAAGAAAGCAACTAAATAATATGGACTCTAGTTATGAATTATTATTTTACAGGTTTATTAATTGTTGCATTTGTATTGTTAGCATTTTTTGGAGGACCTAATTTATGAAAATATCACAAGACACATCAGTAAGTATGCCAGTTAAAAATATGATTGGGATTGTAGTAGCTGTAGCTATGGGTGTGTTTGCGTATACAGAAGTAACAGCAAGACTTACCAGTTTAGAAACATCAAGAGAATTATTTCAAGCAGACTTATTAAAAAAGTCAGAACAGAAACCTACAGACCAAGAACAATTTATGTTAATAGAATCGTTGTTTGAAGATGTAGAAAAATTAATTGAGAATCAAGAACAGAATATGACTAACAAAGTTAATATAGAATTTCTTAAATCTCAATTAGAAAAATCTTTAAATGATGTAGAAGAACTAAAAGATAAGGTAAGAGCAAATGGAAACAGTCATTAGTACAGTAGTAGCATTATGTATGTTTATAGCAGGGGAATTAACTGAACACAGAATACAACCTGCAATGAGTGATTGTTTAAAAGGAAAGAGAGTAGCTGAGAGAACAGCTAATGATAATATAGAGTACAAATGTGGAAGAGTAAAAGCTGAATTAGAATCAAACATTGATGGTAGTAAAGCAATTAAAAAAATAATTGGAGAATAGAAATGAAAAAAAATTGTAATAAATGTAAAAAAGAATATGAAGCTAAAGAAGAATTAGATATGTTTTGTAGCCAACAATGTAAGGAAGAAGCTTTAGCTGATTTAGATAGTGATAGTGATGAGTGTTTATCTTGTCAATAAGGAAATAAAAATATGACAGCAGCAAAAATATATATATTAACAATAATGTTATGTTCGGTAGGACAACCTCAATGTGTTATGCCACAAGTAATTACTGAACATGAAACTCATTATGATTGTGTTAAACATGGAATGGGTGATGGATATGAAGTTTTATTTGGAAGTGATTTAACTAAACAACAGATTAACGATGCAAAGTTATATGTAAGATTTAGTTGTGTGCCTAAAGATATTGTTGAATCTTAATTATAAGAAACATCTGAAGCAATCTTTTCTAAGTCTTCAGTTAACAATTCAAACTTAGCAGAACACTCTCTTAACAAAGCTTTAATAACTCCAGCATTTTCTTTCTTAAAATGAAGATGTATTTTATCTAAAGGATACTTAGATAACTCAGTAATAAATTGTCCTTGATTATTAATAATTAATTTGAAGCCCATGAGGTGTGCTTCTTTTCTTCTAACTCTTTTCTTTTGTTTAAGTTTTCGATTGGTTTTCATGTTTCTCTTTCAGTAAGTCAACAAGAAAATCATCATCATTCTTCTCGCTTCTAAGTTTAGTCATAGGATTAGTACCTTCTTTATAGGTTTCAATAGTTCTAATTCTAACAGGATTAGTCATGAATATAGGAAACTTAGGATTGTCTAAAGACTTTACCATAAAGAAACCATCTTCAGCAACACCAAATGTTTCTACTCTTTTGATGTCTATATCATCTGAACCTATTAAACAAACTCTTAAATTATATACATCTTTTTTTTCAGGTGGTTTAATATTCTTACCATTTAAACCTACTATATTATTTGTCATTAATAATTTCCTTATTGTGTATATCTTCTATAACAACAGGTGCTACTTCTCCTTGTTGTCCATCATCATCAGCTAAACTATCTACACTTTCAGTATACATTTCATTTAGCTTATCATTGTTTCTTGTTATCTTTAATTTAAGATGGTCTTTCAATGCATCAATCTTAACATGAAGTATTTTATCTAAGTGTCTGTTAATACCATACATAGGTAAATCATTTAGTGCTGAGATAATTCTGCGAAAACCTCTTGCTCTTTTTTCTAATTGTGTTATCTGTGATTCATTAGTCATAGTCTCTCTCCAATATCATTTCTAAATAGTGAATTGCTTTTTCTATATCTTTTTGTTTTCCTTTTAGCTTATGTCTACAAATATATTTAATAGCATTACCTTCAGCAAATAATAATTGATTCTCATTTATAAACTGAGCAGGTTGTATCTTCATACCTTTGTAGTGGTCTCCATCAATTTGCTTATCTAAGCTATCATAAGCAACACCTTTAAACATTTCTTTACTTGGCATTATATTATATTATCCTGTCTTCTTAATTGTTTTTCTGTTGGTTGTAACATAGCATTTAAATCATCTATTGTCAACTCTGAATTTCTTTTTAGTTTCTTTACTATCCATTTGTAAGACCAAGGTTGTAATCTAAATTGTTGTTGACTATCATAGTAATGAGTTTGATTAGGTATAAAATCAAATACATTTTTATAATTAATCTTACTAGCTTCTTCTTTAGACAACAAAGACTGTAGCCATTCAACAAGTATGTGCCTTGCTTTTCTTCTTATAGGTTTCATTTTTTTACTATTCATTTTCTTTCTTTCCATGACAAACTTCATATGAAGCATTACAATTTTTACAACTGTAATTACTTACAAATAAATATTCATCATTGTCATATACATCTTCAGCATCAAAATCATTACCCCAAAGTACATCACCATTACAAATAAAACACTTCACTATTTTACCTCTATAAAATTAGTTTCTCTATCAAAGTATTTATACTCAACAGTTATAGGTTTAAACTCTTCTAAACAATCTATAACATCTGCTTTCTTAAATTCTTTACATGAATAAACATCTAATTGAATTAACGCAGGATTCTGTTCATCCCAAGTATGAATACTAATATGTGATGTATCTATAATAGCAACACCACTTAATCCTTTGTTTCCTTTCTTAGAAACTTGTGAAGAATAAGGACCTGCAAGTATATTCATATCAATTGTTTTAATTAATTTTCTCATCCAAGAAATAGTTTCTTCTTCATTCTTAGGTGGGTTTTGTACCTCTGCTCTAATTAGTAGGTGCTTGTGTTTCAGTTCTTTTTCCATAGTTTTTTAATTGTTCCTTATATTGATTTGTAATTTCATCTACATTAGGTTCTTTAACAACCTCAGCTAACATAACATTCTTATTAGAATATTTAAATACTCTTAAACCTTTACCACCATTAGCATCAGAATGACACTCCCATTTGTGAGGACAAAACATACAACCAGTAGCTAAAGTTTTGTTACCATTCTTCTCTGTCTTAAACTCATAACATTTTTCTGGTGGTGTATCTTTCTCTAAAGATTCTCTTAGGTTTTTAATCAAAGACTTAACATTAGGTTTAGCCATATCATCTGGTTTGTAAAAACAAATATCACCAGAAGATTTATCAACAACAAGAAAGCCACCTGCTTTTGTATCACAACCTTCTTCATATGCTGCTAACTGTGCATGATAACCAAATGGGTCATCACCTACTATCTCACCTGATTGAAACTTTTTAAAACTAAAAGGTGAAGCTGACTTAACATCACATACTTCACCATCAATAATACTATCTATATGTCCTGATACTCCTGACACTTCAACTTTTCTTTGTTGGTCTTTTATCTTATGTCCTGAAAGTTCAGCTAAGTATAGTACTAAGTGTTCAATGATATGACCATATAAGAATTTTAAATTTAATCCTGTGTCTTCATCTTTTCTATCTTTAGGACTATGTTTATCATACCATAGTTGTCTTGCAGGTTTACCAATAGAAGACATTCTAAGTTTGCCTTCATACTTTTCTGCTTTTACTTGAGAAGTATTCCAAGATAGAATAGCTTCTTTAATATTATTAAGAAAAACATTTAAGTTTTCCTCTGTCATGTTGGCAGGTTTACCAGTAGATATATCAGAAATCAATTGCTTGATGTCTGTTGCTATCGTACTAATGTGTTTCTGACCAGTTGTTTCCGATTTTATATTCGCCATTTAGTGGACACCTTACATTTAATTGTTTACCTGCATCTATAATTGATTGTACTGCTAACCTTCCAAACTCTTCGGCTCTACTTTCTTCAACCTCGTATTGAAATTCATCATGTACATTTACAACTGGAAATGCTTTGATTTGTTTTCTTATAACATATTCCTCTAGCAATGTCAACGCATACTTCATAACAATAGCACCTGCTCCTTGTAATAAAGTATTCAATGCTGCGTGAGGATGTCTTATTATTATTTTTCTTTGGTCGAGTCCTCTGACCCATCTTCGTTGAGCCACTCGTTCCACTTTTTCTCGTAAGCTTCTAAGACTTGGTGTTGCTCTAAGAAATTTTTCTTTAGCTCTTTCGCCATCTCTTTCCGAACCTCCAATGATACTTCCGATTTTTTTTGAACCTGCTCCATAGATAAATGCGTAGATAAAAGTCTTCGCCTTATCTCTTGATTCCAAACCAGCAGCAGCTTGATTTGCTCTGTGTATATCTCCATTAACGACTTCATATGTGTACCTTTCATCATTCATGTAGTGTGCTAACATTCTTAACTCAAGTCCAGAAGCATCAACACCTACTAATTTATAACCTTTGTTTACTGTCCATAATGCCCTACATTCTTTACCATAAGGAGAGTACACAGCAGGAATCTGAGCCATGTTGGGCGACTGGTGGCTCATCCTCCCTGTAATTGTACCATTGGTTATTACTTTACCATGTACTCTACCATCTTCCTTAATGCCTTCAATCCAAGAATTAACTTGAGCAATTCTTTTCTGTAGCATTAAGAATCTGTTTATTAATTTAGCTTCAGGTATATTATGTATTTCAGATAATACTTTCTCATCAACAATCACATGACCTTTATCTGTTTTCTTCTTAGGTTTCCACCCAAGTAACATTAGTCGTTCAGCAATCTGTTGTCTTGAACCTAAATTAAATTCTTTGTATTTAACTTTAGTAAAGGGAACACCCTTCACATAACCTCTTGCTTTGTTATTAGACTTAGGTATAAACTCTTCTTCTATTTTCATTGGAGGAAAAGTTTGTCTTACCTTAGTAGTTAAGTCATTCATATCTTCTTGAAACTTAGATTGTAATTCATATGCTTCAACAACATTAATTTTAAATCCTCGTTCATGTTGTTTCTGAATTATTTGTGCAACCTTATGTTCAAGTTCAACTGATTGACCAAAGTCTGTTGTCTTCTTAATTAAAAATTTATAAAGTCTTTCAGTTAGTTCAACATCATTTCTACAATAGGTTAACATATCTTCAGAGAAATAATCAAACTGTTCAAAGTGTATTTTGTTTTGACCTAACTTAGTACCCCAGTTTCTTAATGAGTGTCCACCTTCTATCATAGGATTTAATAATCTAGATAAAACTAAAGTGTCAGTTACTTTGCAATTAGCAAATACATCATAACCAAAAATTGTATTGACTACTGGTATATCAAATCCAATTATATTATGACCTATAACTTCTTCAGTTTGTTTTATTAGTTCAGCAAACCTATGTAGTCTATCTTCTTTAAACTGATAATAAGTATCGCCATGCTTACAAACAATACACCATATCTTATCAGCAGTCATAGTGGTTTCTATATCAAATACAACTTTATTAAAAGTCATCAGACTTAACCTCAGTTAATCTTCCAGTATCTATATCATATTTTAAATCACAACAAGGACCAGTAATACCTGAGAATCTATTCTTCAATACTCTTATCCTAGTGGTGTTACGAATATCAGGGTCATCGTTCTGTGCGTCTCTCTCTAGTCCAATAACCATGTCACTTAGCTGACCTATACTAGCCGAACCTCTTAACTGTGATAGTGAAGTTGCTGCACCCTCTTCATGTCCTTTACCTTCAGGTCTTCTAAGGTGTGATACAACTATCATAGATACTCCTGTCTCTTGAACAAGTGTTCTAAGTCTAGTCATAATTTCATCTAATGCTCTTCTCTCATCACCATGTTGTTGGTCAGATACAATGATACTTATATGGTCAATCACTACATACTTACAATCTAAACCTTTAGCTAAGAACCTAACTCTTGAAACAATATTATCAATAGAGTTAGAACCAAAATGGTCAAACATAAATACTCTACCAGTACCTACTGTTGCATCAAAGTATGTTTTCATTTCTTCTTTACTTACATGAACATCTGGTAAGTGTAGTCTTTGATTAGCTTCAACACTCATCAAACCTTTTGAAGTTATGACTGGTGTTTCTTCTAACATTAACAAACCTATATTATCTTCTGTTGATTTTATAATGTGATGTACTACTTCTCTCATTACTTGTGTCTTACCTAGTCCAGACCCTGCTGTAAAGGTAACTAACTCTGAAGGTCGTAGACCATAAGTAATTTTATTCAATCCTTCAAATGGATATTGAACAAATGATTTTGTTATTGGTTTAAGTACATCATCTAATAATGTATTAGCATTTATAATTCCATCTGGTGCAAATACTTTAGCATCCCAAAATGTTTTATTATATATTTGTATTTTGTTTTTAGTTAAACAATCAGACGCATCTTTAAACCCTTCAGGTAAATGCATTATCTTACATTTTCCTGGAGAGAATAACTCTGCAACTTTCATAGCACCATCAATACCATGCTCATCATTATCAAAATTAACAATGACATTATCAAAATTATTTTCTAACCATTCTAAACTATTCTTAATATCTTTTACTGCTGAAGATATTCCATTCTTAATACTTACTACTGGTGTATGATATGTACCTTTGAGCATCATCTGATAAGCTGATAAAGCATCTAACTCACCCTCTGTAATTATACAATATTTGTTTTTAGAAAAAAGATGTTGACCAAACAAACCAGAATCTTTTGTGTTACCTTGTATGCTAAACTCTTTTAGTTTAGTGTATCTAGTTTTAGTTGCTATCTTTGCACCTTGTGTATCATGATATGGGTAGTAGTGATTAGTGATAGTACCCATGCTATCCATCTTAACTGTAACTCCAAACTTCTTACAGGTATCCTCTGAAATATTTCTATCTATAATCTCTGCATAGTTAGATTCTTTCATGAAGTCTTTTACTTCATATTCATTTTTAGTTTGTGGTATTGTTGGTTGTGCTTCCATATCGTATTCCTTTATAAATTCTTGACATGAAAAACAATAAGCTGAGTTGTCTGCGTTAACAGATACTGCGTCACTACTAGAACATAGTGGACAGGGTAAGTGATATTTTACAAAACCTTTTTTATTTATTTCTTCCATTGTCGCCCTTAGTTAATTTTAATTGAGTCCAAAAAAAAGGAGTGGCAATTTCTCGCCACCCCCTCGGA